AACAGTTTCGCACCCTCCCGGCCAGACTTCTTTGTTGCGGATATACACAGTGGTGGCGGTGGGATGCTGCCACACATATCTAAGAATAACCCTACTTGGTGGAAGAAGGGAACTAAGTCTCCGGTGGAACATGCCATGGAGATAAAGGGCATCCATAGCATGATGGATTATGCTCATAGGCAAGCAATGGCCGAGCGTGGTCTTTCGTCCATTAGTCGGTCACAAGCCGGTCAGTGGGCGGAAGAGAGATATCAGTCTGAGTCAGCATCCAAGGCGGAGCGCGATGCGGTGGATGCCCTAGGCCCGGAGAAGTCAGTAGTCCACCCTGACCAGTTCACTCTATTTGACGCAGGCAGTTATGACTGAGGCGTGGGGCATTGTCGTGGCGGCGTTGGTCACTGGCTCCTTCGGGGTGCTAGGCTTGTTCTTACGACGCTTTAGGGACGAGAACCAGAAGGACCATGCTGATGTGGCTTCCAAGTTGAGGGGGCTCGTGAGGTCCCTTGCGGAGATCAAGGTGTCTGTGGACAACAATGGTGATAGGCTCTCCGATCACCTAGACTGGCATGTGACGGATAAGAAGCCTACACGGAGGAAACCAGCAGCAAAGAAGTGACGTGCCCACCTGAGGCAGTCATGTCGTGTACTATGAGTGGTAGCAGAAGGAGTAGATGCCGTGCCGAACGACCTACCTTCAGTAACTCTAGTTGAAGCACTAGAGATTCCCTTACGAGATCCAACTCCTCGTAAGTGCCTGTACTCCCGTGTGCGTCACGGGCTGGCAGAGGAAGAGCAGATAGCCTTGGACCGGGCCTTGGACCGTGTGCGTGGAGACGACAACAACGGCCAACGTAAGGTCTACTCATCAGCGTGGCTGGCGAACGTCTTGACCAGTCAGGGTCATCCTATTTCTTCTGCGACAATCCAACGACACATACGAGACATATGTAGTTGCCTATCTGAGGAGACAACGGGTGAGTAACGTGAGTGAGTTGTCCAGCAAACTGGATAAAGGTCCGCCCAAGCACGCCATTGGAAAACTGGCCGACTTACTGGACCGACATAACATAAACTTGGAAGATATAGGGGACATCAAGAAGGTGTCCCTTTATCAGTCTTTGACTAAGGACGCAGATGGTGAAGCACAGATTCACGACTTGGTTGGTATCCAGATTTCTCCGTCGTGGGAAACGGGTCCAGAGTGGCCGGTCATCCAACCCGGCCCAGCCATCAAACTTCCCAAGAGTACTGCCACCAAATCGAAAGCATCGCTAAAGACCTGTGTTGTCTTGCCCGACATGCAGATTGGTTATTTCAAGGGCAAAGATGGTTCGTTAGAACCCACCCACGATGAGGGTGCAATCGCTCTGGCCCTGTCCATTATGAAGGACACCAAACCAGACTTGGTGGTGCTGGTTGGGGACAACTTGGACCTGCCCGAACTGGGTAAGTATCGCCTGACTCCTGCATTTCAGCAGACCACACAAGCGTCAGTGGATAGGGCGACTGAAATGTGTGCTGCTGTTCGGGATGCTGCCCCCACAGCAGAGATTAAGTGGTTGGCTGGAAATCACGAAGAACGGTTGACCAACTTCATGCTCGACAATGCTGCCGCAGCCTTCGGCATTCGTGTTGGCTCTCGCCCAGACAGTTGGCCTGTGTTGAGTATCCCCAGCCTGTGCCGCTTGGACGACTTCGACATTGAGTACCTTGCTGGGTACCCAGCCTCATGTGTTTGGATCAACGAACACATCAAGGTGATCCACGGCGACATAGTCAGGTCTAATGGTAGTACTGCTCATGCCTACCTGAATCGTGAGAAGGTATCTGTTTTATACGGACATATACATAGGCGTGAATGGGCTGAGGTGACTAGGGAAGACTACGACGGACCTAGGACTGTTGTAGCAGCGTCACCCGGCTGCTTGGCCCGCATTGACGGGGCGGTTCCCTCCACAAAGGGGGGCACTGACCTAGATGGTCGGCCCTTAAAGCGCCATGAGAACTGGCAGCAGGGGCTATCGGTGGTGCAGTACGAGGAGGGCGACGGCAGGTTCAATCTAGAGATGGTGACGATACGGGATGGGTGGGCAATGTATAGAGGACGGGAATATACAAATCTGTAACGGTCTTGTGGGCTATAATAGGCTCAAGCACTAAATGTGGTGTGGTTCCCTATTCCCTACAAAGGAATGTCTTTCATGTTCAATAAGGACTTGCTTGAGCGAGTCGCCGCCACCTTTGGGCAGGCTGCTATTGGTGCCGTTGGTACTAACAGCGTCCTCGACCTAGGCGTCGATAACTGGAAAATGGTTCTCAGTGCTGGCGTTGCCGCAGCGCTGTCGGTTTTGAAGGGTGCATTTGCTGCCAAGGTTGGCACCAAGGGCACCGCTTCGCTAGTTGACTAGTTACTATCAGTGTCCCGGCTAAGGTTATCGTGTATACTGATAACACGTAGTCGATCCTCGGGTGTGATACATGGCTGTTGATTTCTGGTCACCATCTTATCGTGCGTCGGCCAGCGATCTCACTGTCGCTATCTCTCCCCTTGGGCTAGTTGAACTAGCCGATGAGGAGTTTGAGGTCCACGGCCCACGTCTTAACCGCTATTCGGCGGCGTGGGCGTGGTACCTCGGACACCATTGGGCATACCGTAGAGAGTTCGGTGAGTCCCAGTTCTATCTTAACTACGTCCGCACCATGTCGGACTACATCACGAACTTCTGCTTCGGTAAGGGCATCCAGTTTCGTGCCCCGGAACAGAACAATGCCATCATCCCGCACCTGCTTAATAAGGTGTGGGGACAACACAACAACAAGGAGCATGTTCTGTGGGAGATGGGCCAGTTGGCCGGTGTCACAGGAGATTGCTTCGTCAAGGTTGCCTATGAGGAGCCCTACGTGGACCCCATTGGCATCCCCATTATGGGTAAGATCCGCATTCTGCCCCTTAACCCGGCACACTGTTTCCCTGAGTACCATCCCCATGACAGGACTAGGCTTCTTCGGTTCAAGTTGAAGTACCGGTTCTGGGGCACAGCCTCAGAGGGCACTCGTCAGGTGTACACCTTCACTGAAATAATCACTGATGATACAGTGGAGCAGTACATCAACGATGAGTTGGTGGACACCTACCCCAACGCCATCGGCCATATCCCAATCGTTCACATCCCCAACACGACTATTTCGTCGTCACCATGGGGCCAGAGTGACATTTGGGACATCATTCCTCTGAACAGAGAACTGAATGAGAAGATGGCTGAAGTATCAGACATCATTAACTACCACGCTGCCCCGGTGACCATCATCACCGGAGCCAAGGCCAGTCAGTTGGAGCGTGGTCCTAAGAAGGTGTGGGCTGGGCTGCCCAAGGACAGTAACGTCTTCAACCTTGAATCCAAGGGGGAGATGTCTGGGGCGCTGGAGTACATCCAACACATTAAGCGCACAATGCACGAGATAACTGGCGTGCCGGAAACAGCGCTCGGGCAGACCCAGCCCATTTCTAACACCAGCGGTGTCGCATTGGCTATCCAGTATCAGCCAATGATGAACCGCTACCAGATGAAGAAAGTACACTTCACTAGGGGCTTGGAGAAGGTAAACGAGATCGTTATTCGGACAGCCGCAGTGTTTGAACCGCAAATGCTGAAGTACGACGCTTCCGTGTCCGACATGCCGGAGAAGGACAACGCTATTGAACTGGACCCGCGTGATCCATTGACGTACATGACCTCATGCCACTGGCCCGAACCCCTACCAGTGGACGTATTGATTTCTCTCAATGAGATTCAGGCTAAACTAGCACTTGGGCTGGAGTCCAAGCGTGGGGCTCTCAAGATACTTGGGGAGGAGTTCCCGAACGAGAAGATGTCTGAGGTCTTTGAGGAACAGATGGATGATGCTATGGATGCTGGGACGTTGCAGATGTTCGACGCTCAGATTCAGCAGGCCATCTTTGCTGCTACCGGAATGCTCCCCGCAGAAGGCGCGGAGCCAGTCGGTGGTGGAGGCACCAGTGAATCAGGCGAAGGCATACTGCCGGGAACGATGGTTGACGGTGGTGACTCAGCGTTGTTAGATAAACTGATACATAGGGCATACGGGGCAAGGTTCGCCCAGCGTCGTGTTCCCGCAACTGACGAGAAATAAGTTCAACAACTCAAGACAGTATTAGCCAAACCAGAGAAGGAACAGTTATGGCAGATAATACCGAAACAGTAGTATTGCCCCCTGCGAAGGCAGTGGTGCCTCCGGCTCAGACGGTTGCTGACAAATCTGAAATTGTGGACACGGCGTTTGCCGTAGGCACTGAGGAAGCAGCCGCAGCCCGCACATTCACAGAGGATGATGTAGAGAAGATTAGGCAGCAGGAAAAGGATAAGTTGTACAAGCGCCTTGAGGACTCCGATGGACGAGTCAAGGCCCTTGAGGAGCAACTGACAACCCTGTCTACAGAGAGCGACGAGACCCGGTCTGAGGCGGCAAGGCTTGCCAAGGCTGAGTCTGATGCTCTCAGGAGGCGCGAGGAAGAAGAACTGAGCGCTAAGGAACTCATCACTTTGCGTGAGACTGAGTTCGATGAGAAACTGAAGGTAGTAGAAACGGAATGGGAAGGTCGCCTTGCCAAGATCGAAGAGGAGCGTGCTTCTCAAGAAGCGATGTTGGAGAAGGAACGACGGTACCGTGAACTGGAGACCTACCTTGGACGCCGCATGGCGGAAGAGGAGGAGTTCATCATTCCTGAACTACGTGATCTAGCCTCAGGTACTACTGAGGAGGAGATCGACAACTCTATTGCGATACTTAAAGATCGCAGTAGTGCTATACTTGAATCAATCCAGCAGACCGCTCAACCGAGTGGTCTGAGGGGGGCGTCAATAACTGCTCCCCCGGTTGGGCCAATGGAAACTCAGTCGGAGCATCAAACATTGTCAGCGGAAGACATCCGCAACATGCCGATGGAACAGTATATGCAAATGCGAGACAGGCTCCTCAAGGCGCGGCCTTCACAAAGCCGCTTTTAAACAACAGAACCCTATAGTTCCCTAACGGAGGAAACCTTATGGCCCTACCTGCGCCCTCGGGCGGCTCGATTACTACGGCGGCTGACCAGTCGTCGCTTACGGGCTACTCGTCAGATACGGCGCTGACTCCTGCGATTCAGACAATCTGGAGCAAGGAAATCTTGTTTCAGGCTATGCCTGTTCTTCGCTTTGAGCAGTTTGCCGTCAAAAAGACGGAACTCGGTGTTATGCCGGGTCTCACCGTCAACTTCATGCGTTATACCAACCTCGCAGTCGATCAGAATGCTGGTGCGACTCTGACGGAAGGTACCCGTATGGAGCCGACCGCTCTTTCGGCTAGCCAGATTCAGATTACTGTTTCTGAACGTGGTCAGGCGATATCGGTTACAGAGTTGCTCCTCAATGCGTCGTTTGATGACGTGATGGCTTCGTCCTCACGTCTCCTTGGCCGTCACATGGCCCAGTCGATGGACATTGAAGCACGTAACACCCTGTACAAGGCTGGTATCCC